TAGTTTGTTTACCCGAAAAAAAGATACAGTTTCTACCCGTGGGCATGGTTCGTGGTATAACAAAAAGAATTCACAAAGATACATTTATAAATGACCCAGACATTACGGCAAGATCCTGGAAGTTCGCAGTTGCAAGATGTCTTTACGAAAGTAGTCTTGCAATACAACAACGTGAGGCAAATTTACCTTTACCGATTCCATTACATTTTGAAAAAGCAGTATAAAATAAAATAAGAAATTATTTGACATTATGTTAAATAGTAGGCATAAAAAATAAAAGGGAGAATAACATGGAAAATGTAGAATCAAGTCTAGATGTAATTTCAAGAAAACAAATATGCTCAGAACTTGGCATAGCAAGAGATACATTGAGAAACTGGGTGCAAGATAAAAAATTCCCTAAACCTTTAGATCTTCCCGTTAGACAACCTATATGGAAGTTATCGGAAGTGAAACAATGGTTAAGAGAAGGAAACTAAAATGGATTCAGAAAAATGGAAATCAGTAGCAGTGCCCATCAAGACATGGACAATGCTCAAGGAACTGTCAGAAGAAAGTGACAGGTCAATAGGAGGACAGATATCTTTTCTAACAAAGCAAGAATATTTGTGGAAAAAATCTCAAATAAATTCTATTGACAAACATCTAGCTAGGGGATAAAACCTAGTACCTACTACCGAAGGGTATAAACTTTAAACAAGAAGGAGAGAAATATGAGTGATGTGTTTTCACTGTTTGAAGAAGAAGCTGCCAACCCTCAAGCATTTGATAAGGTTGGAGAAGATAGTACTAAACGACTATCTTCACTTATAAGGCAATCTGTTGACCTTGATAAACAGGTCAATGATGCCGAAAAATATCTGAAAGACTTACAATACAAAAAGAGAACCATTGATGAAGAGGACATACCATCATTAATGGAAGAACTTGGTGTTGAAAGTCTGACAGTTGATGGCAACAAAGTTTCCGTAGAAAAATTTGTATCGGCTCGGATTCCCGAGGACAAGAAGGCAGAGGCTTTTGCTTTCTTACGTTCTATCGGAGAGGCAGATATAATTAAGAACGAAGTTGTCGTCCAATTCGGGATGGGCCAAGACAATGTAGCGGGAGCCGTGCTTGATGATTTATCAAAGCAAGGACTAAGTCCTGCTCAAAAGACCCACATACACCCGATGACTCTAAGGACATGGGTAAAGAACAGAATCGAAAATGGACAAGAAGTCGATTACGATACGTTTGGAGTCTATGTTGGTAACCGTGCAAAAATAAAAGGAGGTCAGTAATGTCCCAAGCAGTAGCACAAAAAGCAAAGACAGAAGTAGCAGTATCTAACTTATCTTCATTACTTGAAGAGGAGGCAGGTGCTGGTCTTGAAAACTTCACAACCGATGATATGCAAATACCTTTTATAAGGATACTACAAGCATTATCACCACAACTAAACAAACAAGATAGCATGTATATAAAGGGAGCAGAACAAGGCGACATCTTTAATACAGTAACACAAGAAGTCTATAAGGCTGAGGAAGGTGTGGTTGTTGTACCTTGTTATTTTGAGAAGAAATTCTTGGAGTTTGCACTTAGATCAAGTGGTGGTGGTTTTATAAGAGAGTTATCCCCAGATGATAGAGACATAACTCTTACAACTCGTGAAGGTGCGGCAGAAATACTGCCTTCTGGTAATGAGTTGGTCAGAACCCATCAACATCTTGTACAAGTGTTGAGTCCACATACCAATGAGTTTGCTCCAGCCGTTCTTGATATGAAGAAGACACAATTAAAAGTGTCTCGTAGATGGAACACAATGAAAAATGGTATAAGATTACCTTCGGGTAAGCCTATGCCGTTATACGGAACTGCATGGTATATTACGACCATTGCAGAAAGTAACGATCAAGGTAGTTGGTATAACTATAAAGTTGATCGTGTGACTGAGATATCAGAAAAACTAGAAGCTATGATGTTAGAAGCTAGAACTATGTATCAAAGTTTTAGAAAAGGGGAGATTAAAATGGCTGCCGCTTCTGCCGATGAGATGTCATCAAACAAATCGGGAGACGAAGTACCGTTTTAACAACTAGAGCCGTGGCTACGTCCTCCAAGTCACGGCTCTTTTTCTTTGGAGTGAAGAGTGAATTTAGCAGAAGAATTATTAAAAGCCTTTGAAGGTTTTCGAACAGCACATGGTCAGACGGAAGTATCAACACAACGTATGGCTGGCAAACAAAAAGCAAAGTCTTACATTGTAAGAAATCCATTGACTTTGGAATTAGTACAGAGACACATAGATGGGAAACAAGGTGTCGGTGCTATCCCTATCAATGAAGATAACAAGTGTAAGTTTGGTGCTTTAGATATAGATCAATACCCTCTTGATCATAATGATTTAATAGATAAACTAGAAAAGTTCCATGTTCCGTGCATCGTGTGCCGAAGTAAATCGGGAGGGGCACATATATTTTTCTTTTTTAAGGAGTGGATGAATGCGAGTGATTTTAGAGACAAGGCTGCTGAAATATCTGCTGCTCTTGGGCATGGTAGGTGTGAAATATTTCCGAAGCAAGAACAGGTTCTTGTCGAGAGGGGCGATGTTGGTAACTTCATTAATTTGCCGTATTTTGACTCTGAGCAAACTTTCCGCTATGCGATACTCAAAAAAGAAGGAGAGTACAAGGATGCATCATTACAAGAATTCATCGAAGAAATAGAAAGAATTAAAGCAGACCCAAACGATTTCTTAAAGTTACCCATTGGTGGGCCTGTTCAATTATATCCAAATTATGTCCCGTGCTTACGATCATTGTTGTCAATGGGTATTTTTGAAGGTGGAAGAAATAGAGCTGCTTTTCATCTTGGAGTTTTTTTACAGAAAGCTTTTCCCGAAGATTGGAAATGTAAATTAGAAGAGCATAATGCAAAAGATTTTACTCCACCTTTAACTGCATCAGAAGTGGTGGCTATACAAAACACATTAGAGAAGAAAGAATATCAGTATCTTTGCAAAGAAGAACCTATGTCTTCTCATTGTAATCAAGGTGTATGTAGAACTTTAAAACATGGTATAGGTGTTAGTTCTATGCCTACGATTAGTGGGTTGTCTGTCATATTATCGGAGCCAAGACTATGGTTCGTGGATATAGGTGGGAGAAGATTAGAGCTTACAACAGATGAACTACAAACTCCAAGACTATTTCAAAGAGCATGTATGGAGCAGTTAAACTTCATGCCTCCTAAATTAAAAGATAGTTTATGGGAAGAACAAATAAATAATTTATTAGAAAACTGTAACGAGATAAATGTTCCCGAGGAGCTTACATATAAAGGTCAGTTCGTTTCGCTCTTAGAAACTTATTGCACGGGCAGAGTTCAAGCACAAACTTTTGAAGAAGTTATGTTGGGTAAACCATATACAGAAGAAGAAGAAAGCAAGACTTATTTTAGACTTGAATCTCTTATGGAATTTATGAGACAGAAAAAGTTTGATGTTTATACAAGAGCACAAGTGCAAGAGAGATTAAAAGAAATAAACAATGGAGATAGTTCTGTAACGAAAAGATTTAAAACATCAACAGGCAGTTGGAAAACAATTCGTGTTTGGTGGATTCCAGAGTTTGCTTCAGAAGTTGAGATTGAAAGTATTAAAATAGAAGCTAGCGAGGCACCGTTTTGAGAAAAAAATATAAAACATGTATCGAAGTTTTAGAAGAATATCACAACACTTTTAAAGTTGTTGAACAAACTTTAAGAAAACAACCTTTCTCATTGACCAGAAAAGAAAGAGCAGAGTTAGTCTTCTATCAAGAGATGTCTAGAAATATAGAAATGATAAAAAACTATATAGAAACGGGAGAAGAATCTATAGATTGGACTAAGTGGGCATGAAAGAAACTGCAATCTTTGGACCTCCAGGCACGGGGAAAACAACAACTCTGATCGATATTATTAAGAAGAGCATTCAAGACGGGATGGATCCAACTAAGATTGCTTTCATGTCTTTTAGTCGTAAAGCGGCAACTGAAGCAAGAGATAGATCAGCGATAGAACTTGGTTTGGATGTAAAGCAAATGTTGTATTTTAGAACACTACACTCACTTGCTTTCACATGGTTAGGTCTAGATATTAAAAAAGTATTTAAAGGGTCAGACTATAACGATTTAGGTAAGCTTGTTGGTTTGGAGTTTAGATCGGCACCCACTCTTAATATAGAAGAAGGACCTTTATTTCAGATAGGGGCAGGTGGGGACAAATATATGTCTCTGGTACAAATGGCTCGTGTAAGGGAAGTATCTTTGGAACAACAGTTTAATGATGCTTGGGATCATACTTTATATTGGCAAGAACTAAAAAAATTAGATAAAGCATATCATGATTATAAAAAAGCTAAGAACAAATTAGATTTCGTAGATATGATAGAAGAATTTATAAGGCAAGGTACTTCACCTAAATTTGATCTACTTATTATAGATGAAGCACAAGATCTAGCTCCTATACAATGGCGTATGGTTAAGGAAGTTTTAGTTCCGAACTCAAAAAAAGTATATTATGCAGGAGATGATGATCAAGCCATATATACTTGGATGGGTGTAAAAGTTTCTGACTTTTTAAATTCATGTGAAGATAAATTATTTCTAAAACAATCCTTCCGTGTACCGAGTGCCGTGCACGATTTCTCCCAGAATTTAATAAAAAAAGTGTCTACCAGACAAATAAAAGATTGGCAACCCGCTAAAAAAGATGGCACGATAACATGGCATCGAGATATACTTGATGTAGACTTAACTAGTGGCGAATGGTTAATACTTGCGAGAACTAATTACATTACGAACAAAGTATGTAATCGTCTTAAAGAGGACGGCTATCTCTATTGGAGAGAGGGTACTGGTTGGTCTATTTCTCCAAATGTTATCAACGGAATAGAGGTATGGCTTAAACTATGCAAAAACCAAAGCTTGTCTACATCAGAACTGAAGAACTTTGCGAAGATCTTGAACCCGAATATTATTTCCAAAGCTGGAAGAAAGTCACTGTTATCCCTAGATGCAGAACAAACCTATACTCTAAACGACATCATAGAGAGTTGCAGTTTGAACGTATCACACGAGACTCCGTGGCAGAAAGTCTTGAAAGTATCGGATCAGGAAGTGGCATACATAATGTCAGTGAGGAGACGAGGAGAGAGGATTCTGACAGGTACTCCGAGGATTCGGATATCGACAATTCACAAAGCCAAAGGTGGAGAGGCGGATAACGTAGCTCTACTTCTTGACTCAACCAAGGCCTGTGTAGAAAGTTTAGATCAAGATTCTGAGATAAGAACTTTCTATGTGGGAGCAACTCGTGCTAAAAAAACACTACACTTAATAGAATCAAATGCATTATATAGGTTTAACATATGAAAAAAGACAGAGAATTTTTTTTAAGAGAAGCAGAAAAACTAATCAATGGTCAACGGGCAAAAGAGTATGGGCCTGCTAAAAAGAACCATCAACGTATAGCCGATATATGGACTATATTATTAGATAAAAAACTAAATGGTGCAATCACTCCAGAAGAAGTTGTGGCTTGTATGATAGGTGTCAAGGTTGCTCGTCTTGCCGAAGACATTTCGAAGGACGATTCATGGACAGACGTTATAGGTTATGCGGCACTTGGTGGAGAAATTATAAATGATAAATCATGATCAATACCATTTTCTGGATCAAGACATAAAGGATGTAGCTTGGGG